TCGCGCTGTTCTTGAAGGTCTTCACGGCGCCGCCAACGTCGATCAGGTTCCCGCCCTGACGGTTGAAGGCGACGAAACCGATCTGACCGTTCAGCAGGAAGCCGGAGTCAGCCATGCGGAACAGCGTCAAGTCCATCACCTCGCGGATCAGGTACTTGCTGAAGTCGCCGAATGCGATGGAAACCGCATTGGCGGCCATGGATGCCACATCCTGGTTGATGTAGATCGGGCGCCCCAACAGGCGGTCAGGGGCGCCGCCGGGATTGCCCTGCTCGTAGCCGGGGACGAAGATCGGGCGGCCTTGGGTGTCCTTGAGCTTGCGCAGCGCCTTGACGGTGCTGTCGTGCATCATGTAGCCCACTGCCAGGCCGGCGCGATACACCGGATCGACGCTGTGCTCCAGATCGACAAGATCGTCGTAACTGACGGTGGTTGCCCCGCCGGTCGCAGCGGTTTTGCCAACGGTTGCCGCAACGATCAGGCCCTTGGGCTGGCCGGTGCCGGTGCCGGTGGTGAAGTGCTGCCCAGTGATGCGGCCGATGCGGGTTGCCAGCAGGGCCTGGATGTAGCCTTCGATGTCGAACATCGAATCTTGGATCAGCTCGAACGGCAGCGCGATCTTCTTGGACGAATACTTGTAGACGTCCATCGTCAAGTTGCTGAACGTGGTGTCCCCAGCAGTCACGGCGGCGTTCTGGCCGACGATTTCACCGACCTCCGACGTGGCGTCTGCGGCGGGGAAGTTCATCTGAGCGCCGGTACTGGTTTGCAGCGTGGACGCCACCGCGCGGATGCCTCCGGTCAGCTTCATGGCCTCGGTCAGCTGCCGGTAGTACTCGGTAGCAACCGTGTAGCCGCCTTCGCCGCTGGTGGTGGTGGACATGGCGGCACGAATGTCGGGCGTCTGGCGCTGCTGCTGGACGGTGATGTCCTCGGGCGTCATGGCGCGCACGCCGCCGGTCAGGAAGGCCCGCAGGGCCTTGTTGTCGCCCTTGTGCGCACCGGGCGTCTTCACGAAGTCATCCGCAAACGCCTGGACGTTGCCGTCGAGTGCGTTTTCGGCGATCTTGGCGAGGGCCGCATCGTGGCGCTTGATCTGATCGTCAATGGTGCCGACTTCCGCCATGGCGGTGTCGTACTGCGCTTGATGCTCAGGCTTCCACTCGGGCGTTTTGTCCGAGTCAACGAGGGTTTGCAGGTTTTGCGCCAGTGCGTTGCGGCGCTCCCGCAGGGCTTGGATCGAGGCCATTTCTGGCTCCTTTCATGAAAAAGCCCGCGCGGTGGCGGGCTGGGTTGCGGCTTGGACGCGGGAGCGCCTTGGGCCGAAAACGAAAAAGCCGCCCGAAGGCGGCTTGTCAGAAGTTGATGGAAGTGGTCAGGCCGGAATCAGGCGAGCCATGGCAGCGCGGTGCAAGGCGGCGCGGTCGGGCTTTGCTTCGGGTTCAATGCGCGGGGCCGCGTTGAAGGCGGACAAGTCCCATTTGTTCGCGGCCTTCGGCGCCGCATCAGCCACGCGGTCGGCAAAGCCCTGATCCACGGCGTCAGTGGCGGTGATCCAGGTTTCGGCGGCCAGCATGGCGGCGATCTTGTCGGCTTCGATGCCGGTGCGCGCGGCGTAGGTCTGCACCAGCGTGCCGTCGATTTGCTCCAGCAGGCCGGCAGCGTGCAACATGTCGTCCGCGTTTCCGATTGCCAGGCTCCAGGCCTTGTGAATCATCATGAAAGCACCTGGCGCCATCTCGATTTCATCGGCGCCCATGATCAGGAACGACGCGGCCGATGCGGCCAGGCCGTCAACGTGCGCAATGACTTTGGCCGAGTGCTGGCGAATTGCGGTTTCCATGGCGCGGCCGCCGAAGACGGAGCCGCCAGGCGAGTTGACGCGGAGATGGATCGTGCTGGCCTTGATGCCGGCAAAGGTCTTTGCGAACGCCTCAGCCGAGACGCCGCCCCACCATTCGGCATCAGCGTCAGAATCGACGATCATGTCGTACAAATACACGGTAGCTTCATCGCCTTCGGTGGCGATGTTGAAGTGACCGCGTCCGCGATTACTGGCCAGCAGTTGCCGGATTTTGTTGTTGACCATTGGTCACCCCTTTGGAAATTTCGTCCCCACCATCGATGGGCGGCATGTTCTCAGCACGGCGGATTTCGTTGACGCTCATCCATCCCGGCTCACCAGCTCGGCCAAGGGCGGCGCGGTAGGAGTCGGTGCGCGTTTTAATGTCTCCTCGCTCAAGCCCCTTCGTGTCGAATTCGCTGAAATGCCGTGCTGTTTTGAAGCACTTTCGGTTGAATTCCTGCTCGATCTTCACGAGATGGCGCTGCAGCGTGTACTTCGTGAACCCAATCCCCATGTGCTCTACACCAGAGCCCCACGAAGTCGTTTTGTCGGTCTGGCCGATCATGAACGGCGGCACGCCGAAGACGCGCGCGATGTCCTCGATCTGGAAGCTTCGCGTTTCGAGCAGCTGGGCATCGGCTGCCGTCAGGCTAAGTTCCTTGATGTCCATTCCAGACAACACGATGGGCGCCGCGCTCTTGCCCTTGCCAGAGTAGCGCGTGACCCATTGATCTCGCATCAGCGTGACCTGATCGGACTTGATGGGCGTGTTGCTCTTGGAGATCAAGGCCAGGTCAGGACGCATCCCGGCGTCAAGCACATTCGATGCCTGATCGCCGGCATCGCGCGCGATGTTCGCTGGCTGGCGAAGCACGTAGCTGATCTGGCTCATGCCCCGGAACCCATTGAAGCCTGGGCCGGGAACGTGAATCATGTCGTCCTGGTCGTAGGCCGTGACGATGCCGTCCTCGTTCACCACGTACACCATTCGGCCGTCGATCTTGCGAACATCAACAAGTAGCGGATGAACGGGCACGATTCCAATGATGTTCGGCGACGTGCGAGACGCACGAACGAGCCGCATGAACAGGTCACCATGCAGCAGCAGAGACTGCATACCGAATTCCCAGCCTACGGCGGCCGGCCAGACGGTGGACATCTGCTCATTGAGCAGCCACCAAAGATCATTGTTTACCCGCTCGCGGCCAGCTTCTGTGCGGCGGTAAACGTGTAGCGGCAAGCTGGCGACGGCGCCGCCGATCAGTGACACACAGGCATAGACCGCAGAAACCCCGAGCGCCTCTTTCTCGCTGATTGATTTTCCGGAGCCGTCAATAGAGCCGGCGAACCATTCATAGGCCGGCGTTCCTGGCGTGATTCCGCTCACCGGAACAGGATCAGCATTCAGCACGGGCTCGACGCGCGTCGGCTCGCCCGGCGAATCGCGACGTGTGAACAGGTCGAACAGGTTCATAGGACGATCAGGGCCGGGGCCATCGCAGCCGCCGGGTTCAGCGAAATCAACGTGATTGCGTTGAAGCTGGCCATCAACGGGTCGATCTTGCCGCGCCCTGCAATCTGCTTCGTGATCATGATGGCGTTGCCTTTCGGTTCGACTCGTGCGTTCCCGACGCACCAGTCCATGAGCGGCTGGCCGGCGTGCCACAGCACGCCCTCGGCCAATTTCCGCTCGGTTGTCTGAATCGCGCCGTGCAACTTCCAGCCCTGAGAAATGCCGATCAGCATCTCCTGCGGGACGTCGGCATCGACAATTTGCTGTGCAATGGCGCCGATACCGGCCTGGTCGCAGCCGATGCGATCCAACAAGCCTGAGTCATACGCGGCGCGGCAGATTTCGGCCACCTGCTCGGCATCCTGGCCGACGTGCTCCACCACGATCAAATCGCCGTCGCGCTCGAAATCGCGCAGCCTGGCTGCTTCGGACTTGCGGCGCTCGAAAACGCTCTGGTGCGCCCATGCGCGCGTCCAGAGCAGCCATTTGCCGGTGTCGCGCTCACGACCTGCCACGGCAAACCCCAGCAGGTCATCCAAGCCGCCGCCGTCGATGCCGATGCACACGACCTCGCAACGTTCGAACAGCGAATCGAGCGTGATTGTTCTGTCCGCCGCCGCCTGCCAGCGATCCGCCCCAGCCCATCGGTCGGTGCGAAGATTCAGGCCGATCTCGACGTTCAGGTGCTTGGCGAGAAACTGCTGAAACGCGCCATCTGTCTTCGCCTGGTTCTTCTTCAGGTTGTCTTCCAGCCATTCCTGGCTGACCGACAGCCCGATGTTCGGGTTCGTGATCCTGAAGTTCTCGGGCTTCAGATAATCCTTCGATTCGATCATCTCAGGCGGGAATTCGTACAGCACGCCCAACGTCTTCGGGTCGTTGATCTTGCCGTCGCGCACGTCACGCCAATAATTCAGCTTGTCCTTGAACACCCCGGCCGGCGGTTCATCGGACTGGGTTGTCAGGTAGATCGTCCATCCCTCTTCCCGCGACACCTGGCCGCCGGTGGCCTCCATGAACATGGCCTCGGCTTTTGCCTGCTTTCCGAACAGCCAAAGTTCGTCGACCAGAATTCGGCCGGCCTTCTTCCCGGAAACGGTGTCGGCCTCAGCGGCAACGACCTTCAGGCTGTTTCGCGTGACCCGGTTTGAGATCGTACGAATGTGTTCCTGAATATGGAACATGTCCGATAACTCTGGATCAGCGCGCACCATGGACGCGGCCGGCTTGAAGCTAGCTTGTGCAACCTCAATCGTCGGCGCCAGGATCAGCAGTTCTTCGTCTTCGCGCCAGCACAAGATCAGCGCCGTCAGCATGATCC